ACGCTCAACGCAAGGATCAGATCCGTCACATCAAAGAGCGAGACGCCTCGGATCACGATCTGTTCGACAAGGTAAAGGAGTACCGACATGACTTTGATGGCCCTGGCGAAGCAGGCTGAGAAGCTTATCGCCGATAGGTCCCCTATGATTCTGACCGCCATCGGAGTCACCGGAACGATCACCACAGCGGTTCTCACGGGGAGGGCGACACTCAAAGCCCGTCTTCTGCTTCAGAATGTGGATCCGATTTACGATCCGCATAATCCTCATGACGCATTTACTGCAAAGGAGCAGTTTCTATGCGTATGGAAGGTGTACGTTCCACCTGTCGCCGTCGGTGCCCTGACTGTGGCATCGATCATTTCTGCCAACCAGATCGGTACCCGTCGGGCGGCAGCTATGGCTGCAGCCTACGCCGTTTCCGAGAAAGCGTTCGTCGAGTACAAGGAGAAGGTGCTCGAAAAGATCGGTGAGAACAAGGAGCGTGCGATTCGGGATGACATTGCGCAGGACCAGGTGAACAAGAACCCGATCACATCGCAGGAGATCATCATCACTGGTGGAGGAGGGGTCCTCTGCTATGAGCCGTACACTGGGCGTTACTTCCACAGCGACATGGAGTCGCTGAAGAAGGCCCAGAACGATCTGAACTACCAAGTACTCAACAACTACTACGCGTCGCTGAGTGACTTCTACGATCTTGTCGGTCTCCCGAGAACGGAGATGTCCGACGAGGTGGGGTGGAATTCAGACGACATCCTGGAGCTGGCATTCTCGGTGGTCCTGTCGGAGGACGGCCGTCCTTGCATCTCCATCAACTTCAAGACCGTACCCATCCGGAACTACAGCCGCGTTCATTAGTCGCGAGAAAAACAGCGACTATAATGAGACCCATTCACTCTGAAAGGAAATTCAAATGCCCGAGACCACTCCCAAGGTGACCCTCCCCGGATCCAACAAGAGCTTCGCCCTCAAGTACCTGGCCGTCAACGTCGCCGCAGCAGTCGCTGCCATCGTCGTCGTCCACGTCATCGAGAAGAAGTTCGGCAAGGATCCCGAGATCGCCGACGAGACCCCCGAGTCCTGAACCACCACTGCGTGAAGGTTAAGAGATGAGACCCTGCTAATCACAGGGTCTTTTCTTTTTGCCTAGAAACTGGAGATCAAACATGCTCAAGAAGACCATCACGTACAAGGACCTCGACGACAACGACATCACCGAGGACTTCTACTTCAATCTCAACAAGGCGGAGCTCGCCAAGATGGAGCTCTACCGCGCCGGCGGCATGCAGGCATATCTGCAGGGGATCATCGATTCCGACGACGGCGAACAGATCATCGGCGCCTTCGAGAACATCCTCGAGATGTCCTACGGTGTGCGTTCGGACGACGGCAAGACCTTCATGAAGTCGCCGGAGATCTTCCAGCAGTTCAAGCACACTGACGCCTACGCAGAGCTCTTCATGGAGCTCGTGACTGACGCCAAGGCGAGTGCCGAGTTCATCACTGGTCTGGTTCCGGCGGGTTTGGCGGAGGAGGTCAAGGCGTCTCAGAAGTTCCAGTCTCTGTCGTCAGGAGTCCAGAAGATCCAGGACCTCGAGTTGCCGGCGCCGAAGGACTACAGCAAGATGACCACGCAGGAGCTCATGGAACTTCCCCGTGAGGAGCTCGACCGGATCCTCAGGTCGAAGTCCGGCGAGTAGTATGCATGAGAGGGAGTCAGCGAGGCAGTGGGTCTCAGCCTATTCCGGACGCTCGACTAGTAAAACGACAGCCGACAAGCACATGGCGGATCCCACCCCTCCCAACCATGTGGCTTGGAAATTGCGCCCTCCGCACTCGCGAAAAAAACAGCGCATATAATGAGACCCCCTAGAAAGGTTAATTCCATGACCAAGCTCGACCTCGCCAAGCGCGCCACGTCGTTCGTTGTTGGTTTCGGAGCTTCTGCCATCGTTGGCAGCATCATCAAGAACAACGCTGCTCCCAGCAATCTACCCGAACAGGTAGCCGTGCCGGTAGCCAGTTACGTTCTCGGAGCGATGCTCGCAAACGAGACCCGGAAGTACACCGATGCCAAGATCGACGAGATGGCGTACTGGTACAAGACCCACGTCAAGAACTACTGATCTACCAGTCCCAAAGCTAAAAGCCCCTACAAGGACTTTTAGTTTTTCTCTCTCAGGAACGAGGATAGCCAATAATGGATTACCCCGACAACAGCCATAAGTCGAAGATAACCGAGAAAGAGCCCGAACCCAAGAATATCGAATCGGTTGTCACCGGAGATGTGGTCCGGCGGAAGAAGCCTCTTGGCAAGCGCTTCACAGAAACGTTCGTCGGCGGGGACGCCAAGAGCGTATGGGGCTACGTGTTCTTCGACGTCCTCGTTCCGGCAGCAAAGGACATGGCATCGGATGCCGTGAGTCAGGGAATTGACCGTATGCTTTTCGGCGAGTCGCGTTCTCATGGTCGACGTCCTGGAAGTCGTCGCGGATCGAGTCCGAATGGGCATGTCGCCTACAATCGGTTCTCTCCGAACAACCGGGATATCCGAGACGAGCCGAGGAACCCGAGTCGGCGCGCGCGATCTTCGCATGACTTCGACGAGATCATCCTGGCCACTCGAGTAGAAGCTGAGGAGGTCATCGACCGACTTTTCGATCTCGTCTCTCGCTACGAGCAGGCGACGGTCTCCGATTTGTATGAGCTCGTCGGTGTGACCGCCTCGTACCAGGACAACAAGTGGGGATGGGCTGACATCCGTGGCGCCGGCGTGACTCGGGTTCGCAACGGATATCTGCTCGATCTCCCGCGCCCGGAACCCATCGAGTGAGCACCAAAGCGACGCTGCAAAAACGCGAAGCTCTGAAAGGCATGTATCGATCCGACGGATGGCACAAAAGGGTCGATACCATGTCAGACAAGCAGGTCGTGGCCATCTATCTGCGACTCAAGCAACAGAACAAACTCTGAAGGAGAATCAATGAATCTCTCGACTATCAAGAGCGTGGTAACGAGCAAGGTGGGTCGTCAGATCCTTACCGCACAGAAGCATTCACCGACGCTGCTGTTCGGTGCGGGGATCGTCGGCTTTGTAGGGACCACGGTCCTTGCCAGTCGAGCGACTCTCAAGATGGACGCAGTCCTGGCCGACACGCAGTCGAAGCTCAAGGACATCGCAAGCCTCGAGCACGTCGAGTACTCGGAAGAGGACCGCAAGAAGGACAAGGCACTCGTCATCGCGCAGGCCTCCATCAAGATCGTCAAGATGTACATGCCGGCAATCCTGTTCGGCGCGGCGTCGATCACATGCCTCACTGCATCGCACAGCATCCAGGCCAGGCGCAATGCCGGCCTTATGGCTGCCTATGCAGCGATCGAGAAGGGCTTCGATCAGTATCGGAAGCGTGTCGTCGACGAGTACGGCGAAGACAAGGACCGCGAGTTCCGCTACGGCTTCGAGCCCTGCGAGATCGTCGACGAGACGGAGGAAGGACAGAAGAAGAGCGTCGTTCACCGAGTGAAGCCGGGCGATCCGTCCATCTACGCAAGGTTCTTCGACGAGTTCTCCACGTCCTGGTCCAAGCAGCCGGAGTACAACCTGATCTTCCTGCGCTGCCAGCAGAACTACGCCAACGACATGCTTCGGGCCCGCGGTCATGTGTTCCTGAACGAGATCTACGACATGCTCGGAGTTGATCGGTCCAGCGCCGGCTCGGTCGTCGGATGGGTTGTCAGCAAGGACGGTGACAACTTCGTCGATTTTGGCGTCTTCGACGGCGACAACCCGAGGGCTCGCGACTTCGTCAACGGACGCGAGGGCTCCATACTGCTCGACTTCAATGTCGACGGCGTCATCTACGACAAGATCTGAAAGGAGGTAGACCATGAATCGCCAGAATCTCATTGTCGGAGGGGCCACGGTCCTTTCATTTGCAACCGGCGTTGTCACGGGATACCTCCTGTGCAACAAGCGCATGGCGTCGAAGTACGACAAGCTCCTCGCAGAGCAGATCGAGCAGACCAAGCAATTCTACGGCAGGCTGTACAAGCGGGACGAGTACGCGACGCCGGAGTCCACGTATGACGCCATGGTCGACGAGGCTGTCGAAGCGGTCCGAGCGTACAAGGGCATGCCTCCGTCCAAGATCGAGGATGTGACCGAGGTCTCGGAGGAAGATGGAACCATCGACGTCGAGTACGTCATGTCGGATTCGGAGCTCGTGGTCGTCGATGTTCAGGAGAAGAACATCTTCGACAACGGAATTCCGGAGCAACTCGACGTGGCGAACCGATCGGCCGACTACCCATACGTGGTTACGCTCGAGGAATACATGGAGAACGAGCAAGGTCACGAGCAGGTCACGATGACCTACTACTCTGGCGACAATGTTCTGGCGGACGAACGGGACAAACACGTCGAAGACGTCCAGGGTACCGTCGGACGAATCAACCTCCAGAGGTTTGGAGTCGGCTCAGGGGATCCGAACGTCGTCCTGATCCGAAACGAGAAGATTGGTCTCGACTTCGAGGTCCTTCAGTCCACCGGGAAGTACGCGCATGAGGTCCTCGGCTTCGAGGAGGATCTCAAGCATTCTGATTCCGGTCATCGTCGCGGCCGGCCACGTTGGGATGACGATGAGTGAGCGAGCCACTTGACGAGCTATATTTCAGGTGGCTCTATAGTCAAGTCGCATCAGTCAAGCAGAAGAATCCTTCCAGGACATACTGGGCCCTTCTGAAGCAACTCTTTACAAAAGAGTTCGTTTGGATCATCCCCAACGACGATAACCGGCTTGAGGACGGGCGGGACCTGAGAGAAGAGTTCATAGAAGAAAGACAACTCCATAATGTGGACCCAGCTTGGACGGAGCTAGGTTGCTCTATGCTGGAAATGCTCATCGCGCTATCGCGGCGTCTATCATTTGAAGACGACCAGCCTGCTGATGAATGGTTCTGGAAACTCATAGAGAATCTAGGTTTACGCGGGTTCACTGACAAGCATACGTACACCGCAGAAATCGTTGATGAGATTCTCGACGACGTTATCTGGCGTACGTATGGTGAGGATGGTCAAGGAGGATTGTTTCCCTTGAAGCACCCGAACCAGGATCAGAGAGACATCGAGATCTGGTACCAACTCAGCGCCTACCTTTTGGAGAGTGGGGGATAAATGGATTTCTACAAAGTCTGCACGAAAGAGACGAAGGGTGCGCTGGAAGTCTACCCCGACTTCACGGTAGGTAGGTCGAAAGATCTCATGGTTCGAGGTCGATCGTTTTATGCAATTTGGGATGAGAAGACCGGCTTGTGGTCGCAGGATGAGTATGACGTTCAGCGGCTAGTCGACGAAGAGCTGGAAGATTTCGCCCAGAAGGCAAAGGAAGAAACCGGTCTGACCTACCAAGTTAAATCCCTTCGCTCTTTCGGCAGTCGTGGCTGGAGCCAGTTCCGACAGTTCATGCAGAACATCAGCGACAACAGCAAGCAACTCGACGAACATCTGACATTTGCCAATGCAGAAACCAAGAAGAACGACTACGTAAGTAAGCGTCTTCCATATGCGTTGGTCCCAGGCGATATTAGCGCTTGGAATGAACTCATCGGAACGTTGTATTCCGTCGAGGAGAGGGCCAAGATCGAATGGGTCATAGGCTCCATTGTCTCGGGTGATTCGAAGAAAATCCAGAAGTTCCTTGTTCTGTACGGCCCGGCGGGTACCGGAAAGTCCACAGTCCTGAACATCATCCAACAACTTTTCGACGGGTACACCACATCTTTTGAAGCTAAGGCGCTGGGGTCTAATGGTAATGGCTTTGCGACTGAAGTCTTCAAGGACAATCCTCTGGTAGCCATTCAGCATGACGGCGACCTGTCCAAGATCGATGACAACACCAAGCTAAATTCGATCATTGCTCACGAGGCGATGACGATGAACGAGAAGTACAAGCCGAGCTACACATCTCGGATCAATGCTTTCTTGTTGATGGGTACTAACCAGCCGGTCAAGATCTCAGACGCCAAGTCTGGAATCATCAGACGTCTGATCGACGTCCATCCGACTGGTATGAAATTTCCACCGAACCACTACCACACCTTGATGGGTCGTATCGACTTCGAGCTGGGTGCGATTGCGCATCACTGCCTCGAGGTTTACCGGAACATGGGTAAGAACTACTACAACACCTACCGGCCGGTTGAGATGATGTTGCAGACAGACGTCTTCTTCAACTTCATCGAGGCGAACTACGACATCTTCAAGGCTCAGAACGGAACTACTCTCAAACAGGCCTACGCCCTGTACAAGGAGTTCTGTAGCGACACCGGCATAGACAAGGTCCTTCCTCAGTACAAGGTTCGGGAAGAGTTGAGGAACTACTTCGACGACTTCAAGGATCGCACTCGGATTGAGGAGGAGATAGTTCGAAGCTATTACTCAGGGTTCAATGCCGATAAATTCAAGGCGCCAGTAAACGACGACGTCAAGTCTTTCTCGCTGGTACTGGAGGAGACGGTATCCCTGTTCGATGAGTTGGCTGCAGACTGGCCGGCTCAAGGATTTAGGATCGGACCAGATGGCCAGGAACAACCAGCTCGAGCTTGGGCGAAAGTTCAATCCACGCTGGCTAGTATTAGCACTAGTGATTTGCATTACGTTCGGATCCCTGAGAATCACATTGTCATTGATTTTGATCTCAAGGCTCAGAACGGAGACAAATCGCTTGAGGCAAATCTCGCCGCGGCTAGTGAATGGCCCGCTACTTACGCAGAGCTCAGCAAGAGTGGGAATGGGGTCCATCTTCATTACGTCTATGACGGCGATGTCGGAGAACTTGCCCAGCACTATTCAAATGGCATCGAGGTTAAGACGCTCCTTGGAGATGCGTCACTACGGCGACGGCTGACCAAATGCAACAATGTGCCGGTGGCCACAATCAACAGCGGCCTACCCGTTAAGGAGAAGAAGGTGCTCTCGGAAAACACAATCAAGAGCGAACGAGGTCTTCGTGATCTTATCGCTCGAAATCTCAGGAAAGAAATCCATCCGGGCACCAAGCCGTCAGTCGACTTCATCAAGAAGATCCTCGATGACGCCTACGAATCGGGCATTTCCTACGATGTCACCGATCTACGCCCACGGATCGTTGCGTTCGCCAACAACAGCCACAACCAGCCGCTCCAGGCCCTCAAGGTCGTCCAGCAGATGCGATTTCAAGGGGATGAGGCAGCAAAGGCAGATCCGGAGGCGGGGTCAGACGCCGGCAGCGCAGAGATTCCAACCGAGCGCTTGGCCTTTTTCGACGTCGAGGTCTACCCGAACCTCTTCGTCATCTGCTGGAAGTACGAAGGAGCCGACCAAGTCGTCCGAATGATCAATCCCGAGCCACACCAAGTTGAGGCTTTGTTCAAGCTGAAGCTGGTCGGGTTCAGCAATCGTAGATACGACAACCACATTCTCTATGCCGCCTACCTCGGGTATAGCGTTGCTGATCTCTACAAGCTTTCACAGAAGATCATCGGCGGGAACAACCAATCCATGTTCGGCGAGGCTTATGGTCTCTCGTACGCGGACATCTTCGACTTCAGCTCGAAGAAGCAAGGTCTGAAGATGTTCCAGATCGAGCTGGGAATCCGTCACATGGAGATGGATCACCCGTGGGATCAGCCGGTTCCGGACGAGCTGGTGGATAAGGTTGTCGAATACTGCGCCAACGACGTCATCTCGACCGAGGCCGTGTTCGAATCTCGCCGACAGGATTTCGTGGCTCGCCAAATCTTGGCCGAGCTTAGTGGTCTCACGGTCAACGACACGACTCAGAAGCACACGGCGAAGATCATCTTCGGAAACGATCGAAACCCTCAGGCAAGCTTCATCTACACCGACCTGAGCAAGGATTTCCCCGGTTACAAGTAGGATATGGGGAAGAGTTCCCACCGAGATGAGATGACTGGCGAGGGTGGCTACGTGTATGCCGAGCCTGGTATGTACGAGGATGTGGTCCTGTTGGACATCGCATCCATGCACCCCACCTCTATCGAGCAGCTCAACCTGTTCGGGGAATACACGCCGAACTTCTCGGCTCTGAAAAGCGCTCGCATGGCTATCAAGCATGGCGACTTTTCATCTGCCAAAAAAATGCTGGGGGGAAAATTGGCCCCATTCCTCCAGAACGAGGATCAGGCCAAAGATCTGTCCTACGCCCTGAAGATCGTGATCAACATCGTCTATGGTTTGACCTCGGCGAAGTTCGATAACCCCTTCAGGGATCCCCGAAACAAGGACAACATCGTTGCCAAGCGTGGTGCTCTCTTCATGATCGATCTGAAGCATGAAGTGCAAGCACGGGGGTTCACGGTTGCGCACATCAAGACCGACTCGATCAAGATTCCAAATGCAACACCGGAGATCATCGAGTTCGTCACTGAGTACGGAAAGAAGTACGGCTACGATTTCGAAAACGAGGGTACGTACGACAAATTCTGCCTCGTTAACGACGCCGTATACATCGCCAAGAAGGTGATCCCGGCAAGCACCGAAGGAAACAACAAGGATGCTTGGAAAGTCAAGTGGACGGCAGTCGGTGCTCAGTTCCAGCACCCATACGTCTACAAGACGCTCTTCAGCAACGAAGAGATCACTTGGGACGATCTGTGTGAGTCCAAGCAAGTGATTCAGGGAACCATGTATCTCGACTTCGATGCGGTACAGAAGCCCATGTTCGACTACGAAGGAATGCACTTCGTGGGCCGGACGGGCCGATTTGTACCCGTCACTGAAGGATCTGGTGGCGGCATCCTGTATCGGGTCAAGGACGACAAGGGATACGCAGTAACTGGCACCAAGGGGTATCTGTGGCAGGAAGCTGACGTAGCCAAGAGTCTGAAGGCCGAGATCGACATGACGTATTTCGACAAGCTGGTCGATGACGCCACTAAAACCATCAACAAGTTCGGAGACTTCTCAAGCTTTTCGGAGTGAACTCATGCGGAAACAATGGCGAATTTTGGGACAAATGGGGGATATCGCTATCGTCGAATCAGGCCGAGCTTCGGTTTTCATCGGTGGCGAAGAACGCGATGGCGTAATTGTGGCTGGGGCTATGCTCAGTCCCAAACAGGCTCGAGAATACGCCATTGCAATTCAAGAAGCGGCCGACGAGGCAGAGAAATGAACCGAGGAGAATTCGTCGACCGTATGCGTGGCTTGCTCAACACTTTGCATTTCAATGCTGGAACAGGTTACAGAGACGAAGCAACCTACCAGCAACAGCGTGATGAAATTTACGCTGAAATGGACCGGGTCGCTTTAGAGCGAGCCGAAACAATCAAAATGTTCTTGGAGGAATGATGGACGCGCAACAGGTTCTGGTCGAGTGCTACCTGGCCATGTCAAACGTGGAGTACGACCTGGCAAGGTGGGAGGAGGAGCTCGAGCAGTTCCGGTTCGCGACGCTCCTCGATGAGATGTTCGACTTCGAGCTGGGAAAGCTCGATCAAGCGATGGGTTGGAACAAGACCTCCATTGTGAGAGGGGTCGATGGAGTTGCAGTTCACGTGGACCCGGATCGCGAATACCCTGTCGCGTGGTATGAGGATGGGACTCGCGTAGAGATCGGGACAGCCAAAATCGATCCCAAGACAGGGGTTGTTTCTGCGAGAATTGACCGTGAGTTTTCTGGTCTCTCAGGATACTCGGACATGTACTCCATAGGAGAACCATTTCCACCTTCACGAAACTTCCCGGAATGGAGTTTTCCGATGGTGCCCGACAAATTCTCTCCGGAGACGGCTCAGTACCCCATCGGAATATGGGAAGCTCACGACGACCCGGAATACAAGTACGAAATACTTCCTGCATTACCCAAATTTAACCGAAAGTGGGAAATCATGGCGAAGCAAGAGCCGGTTCGTACCAATCCCGAAACTTGTCGACACGACGTTCTCCAGCCAACCATCTCCGGAATCATCTGCGCTAGCTGCGAGATTCCAATCTCCGAGGAGTGGATGGAACGACGGGCGTACGATTTCGACATCGACAACAACGTCTGGGTTCGAAACTACATCAACTGAAAGTCGGCAAATGATGTACGAAACGAAATATCCGCACAGTTTCTGCTACCCGACATGTCCTCGACAGGACACGCACGACGTCAAGGATTGCGATTGTGGTGGCGCAGAAAAGGAGCGTATTTACTGGGCCGCTCTCGAGCAGAATCAGGAGGACTGATGTTCGGAGCGTGGGTTTACAGCAGCGAACACATCATCAGCTCCATCAGCAGCGAAGAACTTGCTGTAAGGCTCGCCGAGAAGTATCCAGAGGCCATCTATTTCTTCGCCGAGATGGTGACTCATCCCAACAAGGAGGACTGATGGCCACCAAGAAGCAGAAGCGAGCGGCAGCTCTGGCCAAGCGCGAGAAGTTCTTGGAAAACGAGAGGCTCGCCGGTCTCAAGGCTCAGGAAATAGCGCGCCAGATGGCGGTTGCTCGTGCCAAGAAGGCCGCCATGGAGGCTAACGAAATCAACGACCGACACCGTCGGATCCTCGATGCGGCTCTGTTTGCCCACATGCTCAACGACAGGACGGACTGACATGCACCCGAACGATGCCAACGCTGTACTCATGGAAGGCGTCCGAATCGTCTTCCGAAACTTCGCCGGCAAGGAGGGCATGTACAACCGGGAGGGTGACCGGAACTTCGCAGTCCTCCTGGACGATGACGTGGCCGAAGCCATGTCTCGCGATGGCTGGAACATCAAGACCCTCAAGGCTCGCGAGGATGGTGATGACGAGCAGCCCTACCTGCAGGTGTCGGTGAACTTCAAGGGACGGCCTCCGAAGGTCGTCATGATCACCTCGCGCGGGCGTACGGATCTGAGCGAGGACGAGATCGAGATCCTCGACTGGGCCGACATCCGCAACACGGATCTGATCGTTCGTCCCTACGAGTGGACGGTCAACGGGAAATCCGGCATCAAGGCCTACCTCAAGTCGATCTTCGTCACGATCGAAGAGGACGCTCTCGATCTGAAGTACGCAGACGTCGAGGAGGTCGGCGCACGTGCCGGACGAACCGACGACCACGAAGACCACGAAGACTGAGCTGTGCGTTTTGTGTCAACTCCCTTGGGATGAACACAAGATTCACACCGAAGTCAAAATGATCAACAGCAAAGTCAAAGTGATCCCTACCGGCTGGGATTGCCCCAAGTAGAAACGAGTACAGACGAAATGTCGATCACCATCGAAAAGTACGTCCGCAAGCCGTTCTTCATCGACGCCGTGCAGGTCTCGGTGGACAACATCGTCGACGTTGCCGCGTGGTGCAGCGGTGAGCTTCTGAACGAGAAGCGAGGAAACCAGGACGTCCTGTACATCAAGGTGCGGGTCAACCGGCCTCTGAACGAACGGCAGACCAAGGCCTTCGCAGGTGACTGGGTGTTGTTCGCCGGCACCGGCTACAAGGTCTACACGAACAAGGCGTTCGACGCGTGCTTCGAGAAGGCGGAACTCGAGGTTCCTCTGTTCGCCCTCGCGGATCCGGGCATCACGGAGTGCGCCGACTAGTACTACCATCAAATTATACGGGGATCTACCAGAAAGAAGGAACCATGCGATTCTTCAGGCCGCTCTTTGTCAGCGTGACCATCCTGCTCTCCATCGTCTTGGGGACGAGCATTGCCAAGGCTGACACCTACGTTGGATGGCACTTCGGCAACAACGAGATCTGCATCAAGACGAACGGCTGGACACGCTGGCCCTGGGCTACGGTTGCAAGCCAGTGGAATCGCGCGGGCTCTAGCAGGGTTCACTTGATCGCCGACCCCACGTGCTCGAGCTACTCGCTGGAGCAGACGATTCAGACCACGGCGTACCGGTCGACCGAGAACACGTGCGGTTACACCGATTCGGGTCTGTTGTATTCGGGCGGGCGAATCTACCGCATGGCGATCCGGCTGAACATCGATTCGTCGATGCAGTCCAAGTGTCTGTCGACTTCGTTCAAGCTCACGCACGTTGCGATGCACGAGACTGGTCATGCCCTGGGTCTAGGTCATCTGGACTACACCGGAACAATCATGTATGGGGGCAGCGGGAACTACGGGTGGGCGTACAAGTACCCGACTTCCTTCGACATCGGCAACGTGCAGAAGTTGTACGATCGATACTAGGGGGTGAGGACGATGGGCGACAGCTGGGATTTCTAAGGGGGTGAGGACGATGGGCGACACCTGGGACTGGTGACCGAGGGGGGATGAACACTGTGTGGACTAGCGGAGTTCCACCTTGACTCTAGCGCCTAGCTGAGCGATATCAGTGGTTGAACCTAGCTAAGAGATCTCTGGTTTGAACTTGTGAAACAACTTCACAGCAGCACCTAGAACTGAGCCAATGAGTCGTCATTGAGCCAGTCATTAGGGAAGACACCGGCTTCAGCTCATGAGCCATGCTTGACGCAATCACAGAGCAAAGTGCGGGAGGGATGGGAGCCTACTTGGATAGGTTTCCATCCCTCCTAATCTTGGCATTTATTTTTTCGATGTGCTCTCATTGGCCACAGGTTGGCTTCTAAGCGCCTTAAGGGGGTTCTTAGGTGGAACTGTACCCGCACCAATCTAAAGCCGTCAGAGAGCTCCACAACGGTTCTATATTGTGGGGCGATGTCGGTACCGGCAAGACACTCGTCGCTATGGCTTACTATATGAAAACGTACACTGGCTATGGCGAAGACCCGGATATCTATGTCATAACCACGGCCAAGAAGCGGGACTCTCTGGATTGGGAGAAAGAGGCCGCCAAATTTGGTATAGGTAAGGCTAAGGACGCGACTGTTGCCGGCGTTCTGACAGTGGACTCATGGAACAATATCGGGAAGTACACGGAGGTTACAAATGCTTTCTTCATCTTCGACGAACAACGACTCGTCGGGTCCGGATCGTGGGTCAAGGCCTTCATCAAGATCGCACTACGAAACGGATGGATTCTACTCACTGCAACCCCCGGAGACACGTGGCTTGATTATATCCCTGTCTTCGTCGCTAATGGACTTTACAAGAACCGTACGGAGTTTCTTCGCAATCATGTAGTCTTCAACCGGTTCAGCAAGTTTCCCAAAGTCGACCGTTACATCGAAGTCAACAAACTGGTAAGACACAGGAACAACCTGTTGGTGCACATGCCATATGTGAGGCACACTACCAGAAAGAGTAAGGACGTTTTGGTCGACCATGACAAAGAACTCCTAGACAAGGTGATGACGAAACGATGGAACATCTACGAAAACAGACCCCTAAGGGATGTCGCAGAGCTTTTCTGGGTGATGAGGAAAGTTGTAAGCTCATCCCCCTCGAGAATCTCGGCCATCCGTTCTTTGACCCAGAAGCATCCCAGGCTCATTGTCTTCTACAACTTCGATCACGAGTTGGAACTCCTTCGGAGCTTGTCTGCCAGTGGTTTTACGTTAGCTGAGTGGAATGGCCACAAACATGAGCCAGTACCGGAGGGAGATCGCTGGATCTACCTCGTGCAGTATGCTGCTGGGGCTGAAGGGTGGAACTGCACTAGTACTGATGCGATGGTTTTCTACTCGTTGACGTACTCGTACAAGCTGTGGCATCAAGCGCACGGACGCATCGACAGGCTAAATACGCCATACCAAATTCTGTACTACTACGTCCTATTATCGAACTCTGTGATCGACCGAGCTGTTAAAGCATCATTGATGAAGAAGAAATCTTTCAACGAAACTCGCTTCTTGAGTAAGATTTCAACTACAGACTCTGGTAACAGTGGGACTGAAGGGTAGTATGGGACGAAAAAAACATCTTTGTGCCAAAAATTGTGACAAAAACGGTCTAAAAGACTTTTCTATATATACGCGGGTGTATAGTTGTATAGTTAACTATACACTAAGGTATTTATAGAGAGTTTTTGAAAAACCATTATTGTCACAATTTTTGGCACAAGACCTGAAAGGAGTGTTGATGGAGAACTGGAAGCCCATCCTAGGGTTTTACGGATATTCGGTGAGCGATCAAGGTCGAGTCCGTAACGACGACACCGGCCGACTCATGACCATCGTCCGGAATCAAGGCGGAACTTGTTATGTCGGATTGACGAAAGGTCGGAAACAGAATCGCCGTTCTTTGCCTCTACTGGTGGCTAACGCATTCGTGCCCCCGGTTCGTGATCGGATCGACTTCGACACTGTGATCCATCTCGACAACGATCAGTCAAACAATCGAGCAGACAACTTGCTATGGCGCCCGCATTGGTTTGTGATTAAGTATCACATACAACACAACAACGGCCCGCTAGGCAAGCTCGATCAACCTGTAATGGATTTGAATACAAGAGAGATCTATTCGAATACGTGGGAAGTCGCAACCACGTATGGACTTATCGAGAAGGATCTCATTCTTTCGATTCTGAATCGTACGTTTGTGTGGCCCACATTCAAGGAATTCAGGTTCGTTGAATAACAACTACTCACTCGCGGGAGGATCGCAGGTTATAATAGAAGGAGTAGAAGCAAGCCTTTTATTTTTGGAGGATCACATGTTGGAGAGCGTCTATCAGGCACGCCTTATCAAGGAACTGTACTATCGGTTCCCAGGCTGTGTCGTCATCAAGAATGACACCAGCTACATGCAGGGCATTCCTGATCTGTTGATTCTCTTCAACGATAAATGGGCGATGCTTGAAGTGAAGTCTTCAGCGGATGCCAAGATTCAGCCGAATCAGTCCCACTACGTGGACCAGCTGGATGTTATGTCATTCGCAGCCTTCATCTACCCCGAGAACGAAGAGGAAGTGCTCAATGCTCTTCAACGGACATTACGCCCTCGTCGGTCAGCACGCGTTTCTCAGCGCTAGCAAGTACCACTGGATCAAGTACGACGAGGAAAAGCTGGACCGCGTATTCGCTACAGCAATGGCGGCTCAGCGTGGCAGTGAGCTTCATGCTCTTGCGCACAACTTGATTCGTCTCGGCGTCAAACTTCCTAGGACTCGTACGACGTTGAATATGTACGTCAACGATGCCCTTGGTTTTCGTATGACACCAGAACAGATTCTGTATTACTCAGATAACTGTTATGGAACTACCGACGCCATTTCTTTTCGAAACAACCGACTTCGAATCAGTGATCTGAAGACTGGCGTTACTCCGGCCTCGCCTCACCAACTCGAAGTCTATACTGCGCTGTTCTGCCTCGAATACCGCTTCAGGCCATTCGACATAGACGTTGAACTGCGTATCTATCAGAATGACAATGTTACAGAATTTACGCCAGATCCTGATGACATCGTGCACATCATGGAAAAGATCAAGATCTTCGACAAGAGGCTCAACATCCTGAAGGAGGAGGCAAAGTCGTGATCATTGACGTGGATGAGTATCTTGCGCACTACGGCACGCCTCGTCACTCAGGTCGTTACCCATGGGGATCTGGAGGTGACGATGTAGGGCAGAGGAACAAGAGCTTTCTGAACTATGTCGCCGGCCTCAAGAAGCAAGGGATGAGCGAAGCCGAGATCGCGAGAGGTCTTGGCCTAGACTCCACAACACAGCTTCGTGCGGCTAAGTCGATTGCCAAAAGCGCACAGAAGCAGGCCGACATCGATATGGCGCAGAGACTCAAAGATAAGGGCATGTCCAACGTCGCCATTGGTGATCGTATGGGGATCAACGAGTCCTCAGTTCGTTCTCTTCTCGCACCTGGACAGAAGGACAAAGCCGACGTCCTCGAGACCACATCTAAGATGTTGGCCGACCAGGTGGACAAGAAGGGTTATATCGATGTTGGCACTGGAGTCGAACACCACGTCGGCGTCAGTCGAACCAAACTCAACACTGCGGTAGCTCTTCTCGAAGAACAGGGCTATACCACGCACTACGTCAAGGTTGAGCAGCTAGGCACAGGTCAACAAACCACCATCAAGGTGTTGGCCAAACCTGAAACTCCTTACTCTGAGGTTTTCAGAAACCGTGATCAGATTCGCCAAGTCACGGAGTTCTCGGAAGATGGGGGTCGTTCTTACCTCGGCTTGAAAGAGCCTCTGTCCATCAACTCAAAGCGTGTCGGAATTCGATATGCCGAAGATGGTGGCGCAGACGCCGACGGCGTTATCTACGTTCGTCCAGGCAAGAACGACATATCGTTGGGTGAGTCTCGATATGCCCAAGTTCGAGTATCTGTGGATGGTACGCATTATCTCAAGGGCATGGCCATGTACAAAGATGACCTGCCTGATGGTGTGGATCTGCAGTTCAACACGAACAAAAGCGATACAGGAAACAAGCACGATGCGATGAAGAAATTGAAGGACGACCCCGACAATCCGTTTGGGGCTGTTGTTCGTCAACGCATCGGTTCGGATGGCAAGGTTAAGTCGGCGATGAATATCGTCAACGAAGAAGGAGATTGGGAAGGCTGGTCTCGTAGCCTGTCGTCTCAGATGCTTTCGAAACAGAGCCCAATACTAGCTAAGACTCAGCTTGAATTGACGCACAAATCGAAGCAGGCAGATCTCGATGAGATCATGGCTCTCAATAACCCTGCTGTTCGAAAGAAGTTGCTTGAGTCCTATGCCGATGATGCGGATTCTTCAGCTGTTCATTTGAAAGCTGCCGCTCTCCCACGTCAAGGATCTCACGTAATCCTTCCGATCAATTCGATGAAGCCGACTGAGATCTATGCGCCTAACTACCGTAACGGTGAGAGCGTGGTTCTGGTTCGCTACCCGCATGGTGGAGTATTTGAGATCCCAGAATTGAAGGTCAACAACAACCACCCTGCTGCTAAGAAAGCTTTGGGCAATGCGAGGGATGCTGTTGGAATTCACAGTAAGGTGGCCGAAAGGCTATCGGGTGCGGATTTCGATGGCGACACAGTTCTGGTCATACCGAACGCTCAAGGCAGAGTCAAGACCGCGCCAGCTCTCGCTGGATTGAAAGACTTTGATCCTCAGCATGCGTACCCTGCTTATGAGGGAATGAAACGCATGTCACCAAGGACAAAGCAAGTTGAGATGGGCGTTGTGTCGAACCTCATCACGGACATGACTATTCGTGGAGCCAACCCGTCCGAGCTAGCTCGAGCAGTTCGGCACTCCATGGTTGTCATTGATGCCGAGAAACACAATCTCAACTACAAACAATCAGCCATCGATAACAACATCAGTCAGCTCAAAGCCAAGTATCAAGGCGGCCCTAGAGGTGGTGCTTCAACTCTCATCTCAAGAGCAACGTCTGAGATTCGAGTGGCTGATAGGAAGCCTCGTTCTGCAGCAGAAGGTGGACCGGTAGACAAAGCTACTGGCAAGAAGATCTTCACCCCCACCGGAGAAACATACATCGATCGACACGGCAAGCTGGTCGTAAAGAAGATCGTTTCTCAGAAGCTTGCCGAAACACATGATGCACGTTCGCTCTCATCAGGAACTCCGATTGAGAAGATCTATGCCGATCATTCGAATAGGGTCAAGGCTCTAGCTAACAAAGCTAGGAAAGAGTCGGTGCATACAAAAGCCACGGCCTATTCGCCTTCTGCTAAGGCCGTCTATTCGAATGAAGTGGCAACGCTCGATTCGAAACTCCGCCTTGCTTTAAGAAACAGCCCCCTCGAAAGGCAAGCCCAGGTCCTAGCCAATGCCGTAGTTGCAGCTAAGCGCCGCGCAACTCCAGAGATGGAGCATGCTGAGGTTAAACGTTTGAAAGCACAAGCGTTGGCAGAAGCACGCATTAGGACTGGCGCTAAGAAACAACAGATCCAGATCACAGACTCAGAGTGGGCAGCTATTCAGTCAGGTGCGATCAGCAACAATAAGCTAACACAGATCCTTAACAATGCAGACCTTGATCTAGTCAAGCGATTGGCTACACCTAAGGCCACAGTTCTAATGACTGCGGTTAAGAAGAACAGAGCTGCGGCATTGTTGAGTGCTGGCTACACACAGGCTGAGGTAGCGGATGCACTTGGTGTGTCACTGACCACATTGAAGAACACACTGAGCGAGGGATCATGAATGAAAGTATGTTGACTACAGTTGACAATCCATTCGATCCATTCACTCAGTTCGATGAATGGTATGCCTATGACTTGAGTCAGGGCTATCACACATCAGCGTTCCTTGCAAGGATTGTGAGAAGTTCAGAAGAGCTGTCTGAGGCCGACCAGAGTGCAGCCATCGAAGCAGCTATCGATGAGATTGTGCGTGAGAACGTGCTTGGTCTCTATCGCAAAGTGTCATCAGCTAAGAGTGTAGAGAATCCTTAGTTGATGAGTGGTTGAGTAAGAATCTGATCGAAGCGCTATGAATAGAGCAACAGCTAATGTTAATCTTATAGAATTAGCATTAGATTAACCGCAAGAACCAAGTCTCTTTCATAGTGCTTCGATCTTTCTTCTGATTCGGGAGAGGTTTTAACCGATAGGGGGGAGGGGCTCGCAGAATATACCCCCCCTCTGCAT